TCAGTTTTTGAACTCTGATAGACGTGTATCTTTGATTGCCGTTTTTATCCGTTTTAAAAATTGTTTCCATTATAATATATGAGTAGTGTTCTACCAGTTGTAGATTATAAAAGAATGGAACGACTTAGGCCCCCAGAAAACACGGTTATTCCTATAAACGCAAATACGATTTGTGTTTTTATAATAGTGATATCGATTATCGGTTTATATAAACGACATGTCGATATATCTAGTCAATCGAATGAACGACATTATATTTAATACACTCTTGTGGATCTAAATACATATCACGTTTCATAATTTTCTTAAACTGTTTTTGGGGTATAGTTGTTTTTTCCTTATACGTTTTTGTAACCATATCCATGAGTTTATCACATGATTTCATTTCGTCCTTGAGTTCTTCATATTTTCCCCAGAACCCGTTCGTGGATATTTGGTGTATCAAAACGTGTGCATTCTTACCTATACGACGTTCGTGACCACCCAAAAGAAGAAAGGTTGCCGCGGAACAACATACACCTTGTGCTATAGTAACGACCTTAACACGTGATTTTTCAATAATGTTCATAGCACTTATTCCAGCGAATAAATCACCACCTTCGCTACATACGTGAAGGTACATAATAGGTTCATACCCTATGAGTTCGGCCTTCTTTTTAAGAAGATCAATTTCAAGTTTCTTAAAATCTTCAATGAACTCGAGAATATCTACATCGGTAATTTCTCCATAATAGAAAATTTCGTTACCAATGACCCGAGACACTTTATATTCTTCTTCTTCTGAAGCTGGTGTAGTTGTATTCATTTAGTTAATTTAGACTATCTTCTTTAATCATTTTTTTTATCTTAGTAACCTCCCGTTGTTTTAGTTTGTTCTGTAGACCTAGGTGGTTCATAACATCAAAATCTTGTGGTGTCAGATTATACTCTTTAAACTTCGAGACGTCACCTTTTTGTGCGTACTCACGTAAAAGCATGAATTCGTGATGGTTCATTTTTGTATGGGAACGACGTTGTATACTTCGAATCTTCTGTTCACGCATTTTCTGGTTCCCGTATTTTGTCCACATACTCCCCGGGCGTATTGTATCGGGTTCAAGTAAAGTATTACACGTATATATTTGTGGTATTTTCATGGCGTATAAAACAAAATAAGGCATGAAATCCCATTCACCTTTATAAAGTTCTGTATCGAACGTATCAGCAGCTATCAATGCATTCACGATTTTGTCAGGGTGTTCAGGGTTAGTCCCAAGATAATTTTCGTGTACGGCTCCCCAAATATGTCCATGTTCATGTACAGTTTCCTCTATATCTATAGTACCCGATTTACAGAAAAAATCTTGTATAACTTCTTTGGGTGTTCTAAAAATGTCTTTATCGTCGTTGAAATTAAGGTAATTGAAGTAATTTCCTATATTTCCTTTACATTTTTCAGATGCTATTTTTGTTCTTGGGTGATTAGGTTTTAAAGTTTGTATATGTTCGGGTTTACGTTTTGGTATAAAAACTATTTTAAAGTTTGGTAAAATATGTACGTTTTTAGATGTAACGATAAGAGGTTTTTTTGTAACTCGACCACCTTCGCATATCGTTTCTATTATACTTTTATACGTATTATCTGATTCATAATCGTCTATATACGCATACATATTTGAATTTTTTATAGTAGACAAGTAAATATCTTTTTTACGTAAAACCTCATCATAAATTTCGATACTGTTTGTTTCATCTAAAACTTTATTCAAAATAAATGTTTTACCCACCCCAGCAGCACCACATAAAAATACATTCTTACCGTTTTCTATTAAAGATTTAAATTCTTTTATCTCGCGATCGTGGAGCGATTTTTCATTGACCTTTTTTTGTTTATATATTGTAACAAAGGCATCCATGTCTAATGAAGATAATGATCTTACTACACAAGCTTTAGATATTATAATGGAAAATGATACAATTCAAAAACGTGTATTAGATCCTTTAAAAAGAAAACTCTTTCCTTATTTAATGTGCGTTACAATCTTTAACTTTACATTATTTATTATGGTGGCGTATCTTGTGAATCGTCTTTCGGTGATTCTGTAATGACTTCCATGAGTTCAGTGCGTCGACGCAGTTCTTTCATGAGATCACCTTTCAAACTCACGAGACCTTTACCTTTTAAATCTGATATTTCATCCTTACGCTCTTGTATACGTTCTATATCTGCTTTAACAGTCTTTTTCACTCCGCGTATTTCATCAAGTTCTTTTTTAAGTTCTCTTTTAGCCACACCTCCAACTGCATCTTTTAATTTGGTTATAACCTTATTTTCTTGAATCGCTTTAAACGGTGTAATGGGTTGTATATGCATAATTTCTGGTTTGAAGAATGCATTATCATCCGGAAATTCACGTTCAAATGCATCTATCATTTTTTTAGGTACATTAGGTGATTGTTCAATCAAACGGTCATATTCGGTTCTCATATTTTCAATCATATTTGTACCGTTTAACGTTCTTTCCGAAAGTGGAAGTGTGAGTTCGAGACGAATTGTTCGTGAAATTTTACCGTATTGTACAGACGCAACGCGGTGACCTTCCATAAGTTCGTTAATTTTAAGAAATTGCATGATCGTTGTTGCAATGGCGGTGATTAAATTTAGACCGCCAATAGCTGAAGGTACAAAAGGTTGTACGGAAGGTGGAAATGTTTCTTGTGCAAAGTTAGCAGTACCTGTAACTGTACTTACAATTATGAGTGGTATAGTGAATTTCATACTCAAATTTTTGTATGAACAATACGCTTGGTAGTGCATATACCTATAACAGGCTGCGGCTTCACCCCAGGCCTTTAGTATTTTCTCCTGTTGTGGATGCCATATCTTCGGAAGTTTCTTTTCTTCGTTCATACTAATAGAGATGAATATTATATTTTTCATTCATTTACTCCTATTTATAACCATGCTTGTTGTACCCTTCATGAGAAATAAAGAAAATCTCGAGTTTTATTCACTTCTTGTACCTTTTATATTTTTTCATTGGTCAATAAATGATGATACATGTGCTTTAACACAAATGGAAATGGTTGTAACTGGTAATACGAAAGATGAAACATTCTTTGGACGTATTATGGGTCCAATATATAAAATGGATGATACCGATGCAAATAAATTTTTAAAATCTATTTTCTTTTTTCTATGGTTACTTGTTCAGTACAGACTCAATAGAATCGATTTAGAACCTCTTCACGAACTTAGAAAACAGTTTTTTAAATAATATTGGTATATATAAATGAGGATCAAAAATAAAACACAAAAGAATTTATTAACTATTGCATTATTGATACTCTTTGTCGTGGTTGTGTACCAATTACGAAATCCAATTATTGTTAAAAAACAAATTCCAGTGGCTGTACCAATCGAAGTTCCAGTTCAAATACCAGTTGAAAGAGAGTTTAGAAATCCACCAATCAAGGAGTACAAACCTGGTTATGTTCAGCAAATGGGTGTTCTCGTGGGATCAGATGAAGAAACATTACCTTTATACGGCAAAGAGGTCAGAGGAAGACGTGACCAATACCATTATTACACGACAACACCAGGTGATCAAGTGTACCCACTTCCTGTGACTATTGATAATCGCGACTGTATGGACGATATTGGATGTAGAGAATTATATGGAAATGAAGCTGTTTCCGTTTTAGGACAAACAGGTTCATTTCAGGCGAAATTGTACAGAACGGATAATTTCTTTTAATTATTTTTTCTTTTCGTGTTCATATTTCTCACCTGCAACGGCATTGTACGCGCAACTACCTAAACTCGCTGTTTGCGAACTCATACAGCAACACGCGAGAAGACACGCACCTAATAAATGAGGTGGTTTTGGACCTGGTATCATTTTAAGCATGGAGGAAGATGGCCTGTATATTAAGAAAAAACAGAACAAACAACATCCAATTGTAGAAGATAATTCGACAAGTGAACAAGACATTTATATTAAGTAAATAAAATTATATTGGTTAATATAAATGAAGATAGATTTGTTAAAAAATGAAGCAAAACGTCTCGGTCTTCGCGTAACTAAAAAAATAAAAGGGAAACGCGTTCCTCTGACTGAAAAGGAACTTAAGATGAAAATTCAAAGACGGCGACAACCAGCTTTGGAAATTCAAGTTCGAAATTCAAAAAAACTTATACGAACGTGTAAATCACTTTTACGAACAGTGGAACCAGATGCTCCACGTGTTCGCCGAGTTTCTCAACCCGTCACACGCGCACCACCTGTTCCACGTGCACCACCCGTTCCACCTCCACCAGCAGTCCCAACTAGAAGAGATCCACGCGCAAATTTAATGACAGCGTTAAAAGCAAACCTTAAACGTCGCGGTCTTAGAGAAAAGATAAATCAAACTTCTTAGATATAATCTTTTTCGCACCTTCGAGTTCTGGGTGACTCCATAAAAGCCATCTCGACCAAAATCCTGCGGTAAAAAAACCTGTTTTTGTCCAGTTTTCTTTATCACTTCGAGTTACATCGAGCATATTTTTATGAACCAGTTTAGGGTCGGTTTGTTTTTGTACCATATGAGGAACAAATCCACCGTGTCGTGTTACGTATGAACGCATACGTAAAGGGTTTTTATGTATTGTATAGTCTGAGTACCCTCTTGCTCCAAAATCAACTATTTTCCCATTTTCAAAAGTAACTCTAAACTTTTTATCAAAACGTGGACTTTTTTTTAAACGAACACGCATATATAATTACTGAATATATTTTTCACCGCGTTTTTTGCGTCTATATAACACAATTCCGAGTGTGAGGGATATTAACCAAGCTTGAAATTGTGATATACCATACGGTTCTTCGACCATAAACATTTATAGTATATGATTATTGTTTATTTTGTAATTTAGCGAGCGTGTAGTGATGATATAAGTGTATTAAACTTATAATCAAAGAAACGAGAATAGCTGGGTTATACCTCGCCTTCTTGTTAAGGACGAGTAATACAACAGACGAAATAGCAATAAAAGTTGGTAAGCTAAATAATCCGATTTGAACATTTGTCAAACCAAGAAATCGTTTTTCTAATGTATTAACTTCTGGTGTTTGGGTTGGTGCGTATTTTTCAAGTTTATGATATCCTGGCATTTATTATATATACACAAAAAAATGTGGATCTTCACGATACCAATACTATTGATATTGAACGATTATATTAAATCACCTATAGATAGATTGTATTTCCAAACACCTTTACGTCCACTTGTTGGTATACGAAATTCAATCGTAGATTTATTTTTTTATAAACCACATTACTCAGTAGACGATTTCACGGGTTTATGGAGGGTACAGAAACACTTTTTCGATATAAAAAATGAATACGATACCTTATGTAAAAATAAACAAAAATATTATTTCCATGACCTTGATCCATGGTTTGAATATAATCAAAATTATTATTACTATAAAATACACGATTTTCCGAAATTATACGCATTTTTAAAAACTGTACCATGTGTTGATCATGCCATGATTGCGGTCATGGAAGGATCAATGTCTATACCAGCACACCGCGCCGAGAGTAATTTACAGTTACGGTACCACTTAACACTCGAAGGAACAAGTAGTCTTACCACAGAGTTTGATATTCATCAACATAAACCCGGTGAAGATGTTCTTTTTGATCACTCGCGATACCATAGTGTTGATAAAACTGATGAACAAAAGCGTGTTGTTCTTATTCTAGACATTAATAGATTCTAAACTAAAGGGGTTTTATAAATTTCCATATATAAAATAATTCTATCCTCGTCCGATTGATTTTCCGCCCAGTGTTTTTTACGAGCATTCATGATTATATGTTTACCATTTTCTTCTGTAACCTCACCTAGTTCTATATGATGAAGTATACAGTTTTCTGGACATTTAATACCTAAATGATATGTAAATATATAATCATCACCTATATAATCAACATGTTCCTTGAGTTTTACACCCCCTTTCATTAATGAAAACCCCGCTACATGTATACCTTTGATTGAAGATAAGAGTTTTGTTGTTTCTGGACACAAGTTACAATTACTTGTAATAAAATTACCATCCCATATAAGTGGCCAACTTACCCATGATTCCTGAACATGATCCTGTCCACCCTTCAACCACCCATATTTACCACCTGTATATAACATCATAACTTGTTTTAGATAGTCTGAACCAACCCATTCACCTTCTTTGCGAGGATCGTCTCGTATAAAAGTTTTTGGTAATAAATCTACCTCTTTTTGTAAAATATGAACGTGATTTTTTAATTCTTTTAAATGCATTATGCCTTATAAATGTTTTCGACACACCGCTTTATACATGTCATGATCACCAACAAGTTCGAGTTCATCGTTTTGAACAATTCGTTTTGTAAATGGTCCATGTGTTCCATCCATACATTCCATACACATCGCCGATATTTTAAACACTTTATCAGCGAGAGGTACACAGTCTATGAGTTCACCAAACTTTCTCTGTTTATAATCACCATCGAGACCTGCGAGTAAAATCGTTTTACCCGAATCGAGAACCTTTTCCACAAATTTTTTAAGATTCGTGAAAAACTGGGCCTCATCCATAGCTATAACGTCAACATCTGAAAAATCAACTTCATCAAGATTATTTGTTTTTATACAATCGAATCGAATATTATCATGGGTACGTAAAACGTCTTCTGATGCGCGCGTATCTTTTTTAGAGTTTATAACGAGAATCCGTTTACCTATAACTTTATACCGTTTTAAACGTCGGATGAGTTCGGACGTTTTTCCTGAAAACATGTTACCCATAATAATCTTAAGACTCATTTCTAATTATACAATACACTATTTTAAATAGTTTTAAAGAAAACGATCGTATAAAAAATATAAAAAAATGGAAACGCTCAGAATTAAAAGGATAACACTCGACGCTACTTTACCGACACGTGCATCACCAGGTTCGGTCGGTTATGATTTATACAGTATAGAAAACATGACGATCAACGCATGTGAACGTGGTATCGTGAGTACAGGTATTTGTGCAACTATTCCAAAAGGTGTATATGGACGTATTGCCCCAAGATCTGGTTTAAGTGTAAAACATGGTATTCAAACGGGTGCCGGTGTGATTGATCCGGATTATACGGGTGAATTGAAGGTTATCTTGTTTAATCACGGGAGTGAATCTTTCGAAATTAAACAAGGCGATAGAATCGCTCAATTGATTTTGGAAAAATGTGAAACACCACTTATCGAGGAAGTTGATGAATTAAAAGAGACAAAACGTGGTGAACGAGGTTTTGGATCTTCGGGTAAGAACTAATTTAGTTACCAAATGCGATACCACCCATACCATTCTTAATCCTGAGAATGTTATAGTTGACCGCATACGCACGAATCATATCAAGGTCCGAACTCGATGGAGTATTAATATTTATCTTCGCGTTATCGATTCGCGAAAAGTTCAAGGTACCCGTTGGTTGAGATTTGTTCATGGTAAGACAGAATGGCCATGTATATATTTGTTCAGAATTAACCGTGTTGTTAAGAATCGAACAGTGTCTCGATGGAACGACTTGTCTATGGTATTCGTGTGTCATATTTTCAAAGAGTGGGACACCGTTAATAAACATAGACGCATCTGTGAAAGTGTATGATGTAGAGGCACCCGATGCTGAATCGTTACCCGCAGCTATGTGAATGGCCTTTACTGGGTGATTAAAGTAGGTCAAATCAATCGACGTATCGGAATCAGACATTGGTTGGTGTTGTGTTTGTGTAATGAGAAGTTCATGTTCACCATGCGCAAAGAATTCACGTTCGTCTGTGTCAACAAACACATACGAACCGTATACCTTTGGTCTATCAGTACTTAAATCAAATGTACCATTTCTACACTTAATTCTAATTTCAACTTCGTGGTATTGAAGACCGACAAGTGGTAAAGATTTAGTCCAATCTTCACTAAAGAAGAATGGGATTATATAACTACCATTAGAAACATTAGCACCACTACCTTGAGTTGTCTGGGCACACGACGCTTTCGCCGAAGATTCATTATACAAAGTATTGTGTACGGTATTAATAAAAAGCGTATCTAATTTTGTAACTTCTTGACCACCAATCCACAAAGAAAATTCAGTTGGCGAAGTTTCATCTGATGTCCCATTCGCAGATTTAAAAATAGAGTTATTATGATTATTACTGTTAATATTGGCATTTTCAATCCACACGTAACTCAAAAGATCACCTTTCGATTTGATAGGGATGGAAACTTCGTTTCCAGATGCAAACGTCCCGATATAATCCATACGTTCTGGTTTTATCGAAAAGTTTGTGTGACGTTTATAGTTTTGTCTAAAAAAA